TTCCTCATCGAGATACATGTCCTATGTCTATAAGTGTAAGCAACCAAAGGCGATACCTGCTTGTATACACGTCGATAGTAGTGCGAGAGTACAAACGGTTCCTAAAGAATCAATAAGCATCTTGAGACCGATTCTAGAGGCGTGGTACGCTCGCACAGGTTGTCCTGTGTTACTAAACACATCACTCAATATAAAAGGGAGACCTATGGTAAATACTTGGGATGACGCAAAATTATTTTCAAAAAAATATGATATAGAGGTTTTTTAGCATATGACCGCCCCAACTTTATTAGATCTTCTATACATCAAAAGAAATTACTTGAGTAGAGATCAATGCAATGTGATTATCAATGATTTTGAATCAAATTCTTCTACATCTTATAGAGAACGTGCTCCTCATGCATTTGATTGTACAGAGGTATATTCTACTTACTTTCAAAAAAGTCCACAAATGGGAACTGATAGTTTCTCAATAATTCATAGTACAGTTGAAAATATGATAAATGAATATCATGATTATCTTGATACATTCAATGCTTTTAATGTTTTGAGAAGATCTAGTATGCTTTACCCTCATAAGTATCGTATCTTAAAATATGGAGAAGGTGCGTGGATTCACCCTCATACAGATCATGACACAGGTGTCTACGGTAGTTGTACTATTAATCTAAACGAGGAATATGAGGGTGGTGACTTTTCTTTCTGGGGTGGTAAACATAAAGTCAAACTTGGTGTTGGTGATGTAATGATTTGGCCAGCAGATTATTTTTGGGTTCATGAAGTAGAAACAATAACAAAAGGCACTAGGTACTCTGCAAACACATTTTTGTGCAGAGATCCATATGATATGCCAAAAGAAATTAAATATAATGTCAAGCAGGTTGAGTATCAACCCTTTTGGCAAGTAAAAAAATCCCGACGAGGTAAAAAATGATGTCACTGTGTTTTAGTGGATGTAGCATCACATGGGGTGATGAGTTGCGTGATAGATTGAATGAGAGATATAGTGCTCTTGTTTCTAATCATTATGGATGTCAACATCATAATATTTCACAATGCGGTGTAAGTAATGACTTCATTGTAAGAAATACAATAAAGTATCTTCAAAACAACAAACCAGATATAATTGTCATACAATTTACAGTTCACTCTAGACTAGAATACTTCAAAAATCTTACTACAGAAAAATGGACACCACAGAGAGCAAACAGTACGCAAAGTAGTAGAGCATATTACTTGTCTGTATATAACGACATATTTGCAGTAGAAAACATGTGGAAGAATATATTCTTGTTTGATTCATATTGTAAAAGTGTGGGACAGAAGTATGTCTCGCTAATGGCAGATCACTTTGAACGTGTCATTATAGAACCTGAGAGATTCTACAACGGATATTTTGGACATTGGAGAAGCATGTGTAAAGATGCCAATCCCGTATTGATTCAAAAAGAATTATTAGATATGGATAGAAAAAAACCGCAAAACTATGCTCAAGGTGTAAATGGCGGTCATCCAAGTGCAGAGGGACATAAAATAATCGCAAATAAAATCATTGAGTTGATAGACGCTATATAAAGTGTTATAATGAATATGACTGAACTCTAATTATGGCTAAAGGATTTAAGGTGGTATCTAAACCACCTACTGAGAAAAAAGATGGATTTGACATTGAAGAAGCAAAAAAACTTCTACAGGGAAAAAGTATTGTATTCTGTTTACCTGGCAGAGGAGTATCATACATCTTTCTAAAAAATTTCGTATCACTCTGTTTTGAGTTGGTACAAAATGGTGCAAATATACAGATAGCACAAGACTATAGTTCTATGGTGAACTTTGCAAGATGTAAGTGTCTTGGTGCAAATGTATTACGAGGACCTGATCAATTACCTTGGGATGGTAAATTAGAATATGATTATCAATTGTGGATTGACAGTGATATAATATTCACAAATGAAACTTTCTATCGTGTGCTTGCTATGCAGAAAGACATTGCAGGTGGATGGTATGCAACTGAAGATGGTAGAACTACATCATGTGCACACTGGTTAGAAGAGGATGACTTCAAAGAAAATGGTGGAGTCATGAATCATGAGATGGTTGAGGGTATTGTAAAAAGACGTAAACCATTCACTGTTGATTATTCTGGTTTTGGTTGGTTACTTATAAAGAAAGGAGTTTTTGAACATCCAGAGATGAAGTATCCATGGTTTGCCCCTCAGATGCAAGTATTTGACTCTGGAGAGGTTCAAGACATGTGCGGTGAAGATGTATCATTTTGTCTTGATGCAATCAAAGCTGGTTTTGAAATATGGATCGATCCACAATGTAGAGTAGGTCATGAAAAAACTAGAATCATATAGATAGGTCAGATGATAAACATAACTGACATGGAATTATATGATATCTACATCAAGGGAAGTAAAGAGTTCAGTTCAATATCAGAGGAGGAAATGCTTGAAATAACGCAAGAATTGGCAGATGACTACTACAAAGAAGGTTTTCCTCACCCTGATGAAATAGAGGTAAGATACCTTGGACACGAAGAAGACCCCTAAGGGGGTCTTTTTTTGTCTCTAAATAATGATAAATATACCCAGACTATAATTTTCAGTGCCTGCACAGAGGTTTTCACAAGGATTTAAGGATATTTCCTTATCCTTCAAAAGACATCCAGTAACAAATGACATTCTTGCATTAAAAAATGAGGATGCCATAAAACGTTCTGTGCAAAATTTAGTTCGTACAATAAGAGGTGAAGTTTTTTTTAATGAACTTCTAGGCACAAGAATCAGTGGATCACTTTTTGAGTTGGCAAATGATGATTATATTGATCCAATGAAGACCCAAATTGAAACTGTAATCAGTAACTTTGAACCAAGAGTCAGATTAACTAAAGTGGATTTTCAAACTTTCCCTGATGAAAATGCGATTGAAGTAACTATCAATTATGACATTATTGGACTCTCTGCTCCTACACAATCTGTCAACTTCATACTAGAACCAACAAGGTTATAATGGCACTGCAACAATTTACCAATCTTAATTTTGAGGACATCAAAACCTCAATCAAAGATTACTTAAGACAAAACTCAAACTTCAGTGACATGGATTTTGAGGGATCAAATCTGTCTGTCATTATTAATCTTCTTGCTTATAATTCATATACCACAGCGTACAACACTAATGCAGTTGTAAACGAAACATTCATAGACAGTGCGACACTAAGAGAGAATGTTGTCTCTCTTGCGAGAAATATTGGTTACGTACCAAGATCTAAAAGAGCAGCGAGAATGATAGTTGATTATCATATGTCTGGAATATCAACATCTACAAATACAATAACATTTCAACCTGGTTTGATAGGAAATGGAAGCGTATCTAATATTAATTACTTATTTTCAATACCTGAGAAAGTCACAGGCACCGCTTTTGCAGGTGAATCTAATGGAACAATTGAGGTTTTTCAAGGACAATATTTAGAATCAAGATTTGTTGTAAATGATTCTCTCCCTAATCAAAGATATATTTTACCTAATAATGGTGTTGACACTTCAACAATAAGAGTCAAGATAAAAGAAAATAATTCAAGCACTACAGCAGATGAGTATAAATTGGTGGATAATATTATTGGTGTTACTTCTACATCAAACATATATCTAATACAAGAGACAACTGATGAAAAGTATGAGGTATTATTTGGTGATGGTATTTTTGGTAAAAAGTTATCTAATGGAAATGTAATAGAAATATCTTACATCAAAACTGAGGGGAGGGATGGAAATGGTGTCAGAAGATTGACATTTTCTGGAACAGTCACAGATGAAGACAATATCACTGAACAAGATGTAAGTACATCAATTATACCTCAATTTTCATCACAAAATGGTGATGATATTGAAGATGTAAGAAGTGTCAGATACTATGCACCTAGATTATATTCCTCTCAACATAGAGCAGTTACAGCGAATGACTATGAGGCGATTGTGCCATCTGTGTATCCTAACATAGAATCAATAAGTGCTTTTGGTGGAGAAGAATTGACACCACCTAAGTATGGTAGAGTTTACATTGCTGCAAAACCAAAGAACGGATCATTCCTTTCAGAGTTTACGAAAAAACAAATATTATCATCTTTGAAAAATTACTCTGTAGCAGGTATAGTTCCTGAAATAATCGACCTTAAGTTTTTGTATGTCGAACTAGATACTCATGTTTATTATAATTCAAATTTTGTTGGAGACACACAAAATCTAAGAACTGATGTGATAAATGCAATGAATGCTTTTGCAAGTGGCACTGAATTAAATAAGTTTGGAGGTAGATTCAAATATAGTAAAGTCTTATCACTTATTGACAGAGTGAGTGAGTCTATTACATCTAATATCACTACAATAAGAATTAGGAGAA